AATCTCCTTAAACATTTATCATATGTACACGGAATGTGTACTATAGTTTTAGTCATTTTACTTTATAAGGACCATTCATGCGTTGAGGTTGTACGTAGGATAGCGATTCCTGCGTAGGCTCACATAACTGGGTAATCTCTAAAGTTAGGGTAGTAGTATAACATAAGTGTCTAAATATAGGGTTATATTATACTTCTTGTTATGTATAGTTATATACATAAATTCTTGTTTGTCAACAATATTTTACTTTTTATCTTTAGGTACTTCAATAAAACTGAAATTTACACTAAAAGACCTACGTTCTCCTTTTGTTTTAAACGGATATACGCAGTGAAATAGTTCGGCAGGGAACACATAAAAGTCTCCTACTTGTGGTTTAACCATAAAGTTTGTAGTATTATAACCTGATGGTGTACCATGAGCAAACTGTATATGCCCATTAGCAGGATGATGGTCTTTATAATCCTCTTCCCATTCTTTCTCAATACCATTAGGTAAACCTAAATAACCTACACAAGATAAACTAGCACCTGTATGTATATGTAATGGATTATATTCATTCTCAAATTGACGTACAAACCATCCTGATGCTACTTGAATACCATAATTATATTTCTCTGTGTTTAATGAATTAACACCAAAAGAGTTTCTATGTTCTGCATAAGCACTAAATCTGCCTATAAACTGCGATACTTCTTTCAACCATAGGGATTCTATTTCTTTACTAAATCTTAACTCTGCTTTAACTTTACCAACTAATTGGTCTGACCAATCATCTAGCTCCATTTTCATTAAGGTATTCATTTTTTTAACAAAGGCAGGTGTTAATTTTTTATATCCCATAACAGGACCAAAGGGTGCTATATATTCTTCATCTTTTTTAGGTATATATAGTTTTGCTTTTTGTGTCATTATCTACTCCTATCTAGCCGAACCAGATACGTCATAGACAAAATTGCCTGACCTTATAGCTTCCATTATTGTGTCAGCTTGTTTCTCATATTGTTTAGCAGACATTTTTTGGACATTAGACTCAAGTATTTTTTTACCTGCTTCTGTGACATCAACCTTAGTTTTCGTAGTTTTCGTGCCAACTTCCATAGCTGCACTCTTATCACTCTTTGTCTTAGTTTCTTTGCCAATTCCTCTGTCTGCTTTATATAAGTCAATAGCTCTTGCTGCTGACCTTGCATCATTGTCGTTCTCATAAAGTGCATCCTGTACCCATTTTGGCTGTTCATCTGCCCAATCGTGAAACTCATCACTATCTCTAATATCATTAAAGTCAGGATGTAATCTCATTAATTCTGCTTCAGCTTTTTCTTTCTGTGCTTCAGCAGACATTTCATCTATCTTTTGTATCCTAGTTTCTAATTCTGCTGATTGTTCTCTTGCCTTCTTCATAGCAATAGTCTCAACAATCTTAGCTACATCAGGATAATCCTTTGCCCATGCTTCAATATCAGCATCGGTTTTGGGTAGCTTCATTTCTTTTTTAGTAGCACTTTCTAATTGTCCTTTTAAATCATCAAGTTGTTTTTGGAACTGCCTTTCTTTTTCTTGAGAGTGTCTTCGTAAATCTCCATATCGTTTCTTAAAAGTTTTTTCTTCAGCAGAAGTCGGTTCTTCTTCACTCGGAGTTTCCTCTTCGCTAGTCGCACCTGCACTTTTTTGCTCCTCAACGAGCCTTGCCAATTCTTCTTCATCTCTCTTTACTCTCTCTTCTTGAGAATAAGGTCTATTCATAAACATTTCTTTTTTAGGTGTTGTTTCTTCCACCATTACTTTAGTAGCTTCTTCAGCCATAAGTTTTCTCCTTTGGGGTTATCGTAGCCATTTATTGTTGTTGGGGGATAAGTAGCCATTATATCACGACTTAATTAGTTAGTCAATGAATTAATTGTGGATTATTAACGTGAAGCTAATCCACCTCGCTTCATCTTCTTAGTCTTAGGTTTCTTTTTAGGTATCAAGCCACCAACAGCAGTAGAGTAACCTACGTCACCCATACCACCCATGCCTGAATCACGACCTGAACTGCCTCCGTCACTATCTCCACCTCCATCACCCATAGACCTTCCTGCTTCTCTGCCTGTTACTCTACCTTGTCTTTCGGCTCTGTCTTGTTCCTCTTGTCTTCTTTTAGCTTCAGCTTCTCGTTTAGCTTTTTCTTCAGCAGCCTGTCTAGCTTTTTCTGCTAGTGCTTCTTGCCTTTTAGCTTCTTCTTCTTTAGCCTTCTTATCTGCAATAAGACCTGATGTTTTTTCATCTTTCATTACTTCAGTTAAGTATGCATTAGCTTTAGCTTTATCTTTTGCATTAGCTGTTAAAGATGTGGACACTCTCTGTGCATCTTTTATGCCACCCATAAATCCAGATGACATCATAGCTGAAAAACCTCTACCTGCCGCAGCTGTATCACTATAGGAAACAGTACCATCATCATTTGTGGATTGACCATATATATCATATGTTCCACCTGTTCTAGGGTCTATATCTCCCGGCTTAAAACCCTTTTTAAAGGTAGGTGCTATTCCTAATTTACTAGTCGCATCTTCATAATTAAGACCATATACTGCTTGAGACAAAGAATTCAAATCGGAATATTGGTCTTGGTCTCTTTCTTCTCCTGACATTCCTTCATACTGTTGTTCAAATGTACTTATTATATTATTAAATGCATCTGTTTGTGGCTGTCCTAAACCTAAACCCTGACCCCCCATTAATCTACTACCTGTATCATAAGCACCTGCAAGCATACCTAATGGACCACCTACACCTGCTACTCCTAACATACCTGCTGCTAAGTTTCTAGCAAAGGTACTAGAACCTTTAGCTGAATCTATAGAGTTTATTACGGCTAGTCCTCTTTGTGCTTCTGTCATCTTACTAAAATTATCTCTAACTTTTTCAGTAGATTGACTACCAAAATTTGTATCTATTAAAGAATTATCCGTACCTCTAACCTGACTAGTGCCTGATAAAACATTAGAATCTCCACCATCTTCTGTAGGTTTTCTTACACTAGTGCTTTCTATAATAGGCTTCTTTTCAGGTGTTACTTCTTTCTCTTCTTTATATTCTGTGTATCCTTCAGGTATAGGGTATATAGGCTTACCACCGACAAATGGTATAAATAGTTTTTGTCCTGCTTCATTCCTATATTCTTTAGTTTCTCTTTCACCTGTTAACTGTGGCATTAATGTATTAAAAGTAGGACCTTGTGTTTGCTGACCATAAACAGGTTGTTGAGCTTGACCAAGACCTCTTCTTTGTGGCACAAAAGGTTGAACAGGTCCTTGTGCTTGTGCGTAATTCTGAAAGTACGAAGGCTGTGTAGTTATACTTGTAGGAACATTGTATGTACCTAAAGCATTAGCAGTTTGAACAGTAGGAGCATTTACCATACCACCTACTTGCATTTCCATCTTTTTTCCTGCAATAGTTGGAACAGGCATAGGTTTGCCTTCTATCATTACGTAACCACCTTCTGCCATTTCCTGTGGTTCGTCTTCCATATCTAAATCATCTATACTAAAAGGAATATCGTCATCTAGTGTAGCTTCTTCACTATTACCCATCTGACCCATTGCTTCCATTTTTTGTAATCCTGCTTTCGCTTCGTCACGTAATTCCATTATTTTTTCTAAACCATGATATCTAACAACATCAGCAGGTAAAACAAACTCACCTTCACTTAACTGTGCAGGTATATCATCTCTCACTTCTTCTTTAGTAGAGCCTGATGGCACATCATTACCTGATACTTCATCAATCATACCACCCTCATCTTTGAGACCACCATCATCAAATAGTTCCATTTGTTTTGATATTTGTTTAACTGCCATTTATTTCATCCCTTAATAACTTTAATCTGTTAAGAGTAGCTATTGCTCCTTGTGCTCTATGCATCATAACTACATTATCAGTCTGTTCTAGTATCTTGTGTTGCTTCGTAACTAATATATCTATATAATCATTGAAGCTGTTCAGGAGCTTGAGGTTGCTCACCAACGGCTTGAGTTGGCTGAGTATTTGCTTGTGGTTGTTGTTGTTGTCCATTTTGAGGTGTTCCTGTAAATCCTTGTTCTCCCGGAGTTGGTGCTATTCCTGTACCTATTGTACCACCACCTGCTCCTGTAGGGTCTAATGGGTTAGCTCCTGCTGGGGGTTGTTGTCCTTGTGCTTGTTGTTGTTGTTCTGCTTGCATGCCTTTCATTATCTCTGCCTGTAAAGCTGCTTCATCCATATTATTGGTAACTTTGTCAGGGTCAAGACCCATAGAAGTTGCAATCTCTCTAATAATATATTGGAACTTCGCAAACGGTGCAAGAGGTTGACTACTTGCAACTTGTAAGAATTGCATTAATCTTTGTGACCTAACTTCATTAGCCATTAGACTTTCAGTTCCACGTGCCTTAACTTCTAGGTCTCCTTTGAGACTTTTATCAAAGTCAAACTGCATATTAAATCTAAAGAAACCTTCGCCTAGTGGCTTAAGTAAATAATCATCTACATTCTTAATAACTGTTTTTATGCTACCACTTGCTGCGTTCATCAACATAGATATACCTGATGCAGTTCTACCCACACCTGTCACACCTGTTTGTCCGTGTGCAAAAGATGGTAAGCCTGTGCTTTCATCTGCAAGCTGTCTAGCTTTGTCAAATAACTGTAAGTTTTCCTGTGAAACATTTGGAAACTTTGTACCAAAGATAGCTTGACCCGGAGCACCACCTTGTCTTCTGAATACTTTACCCGGATATACAGATAAGTCCTGCCCCGGAACTAGGTTAGTTTCATCTACTTCTATAAGTAAATTACCTGATAACACGGCATTATCTACAGACATTCTCATAAAACCATTCATAAGAGTTTGTGTATCATCCATGTTTTCAGCAATACCTACACCAAAAAATGAATATGGGTTTAATTCATATGGTGCAGCCATGTAAGGTATCTTTGCAGGTTTAAATGGATTCAGAACCATACGTAACAATTTGCCATTACATATCCAAATGTTTGCCTGTAGTTCGTCAAATTCTTTTAACTCTTTTGGTATGTCAATTTCATTATCTAATAATAACTCTGTATCACACATACCCCAATATTCTAATACTTCAAATCTATCTATACCATTATCAGGAGAGTAATCAGATAAATCATCTTCCCAATATTTTCTTATATAATTTTCTCCTGCTGCAATAGCTTCATCTATAACAGCACTTCTAAAGAATGGTCTTTTCTTTAATCCACGTAACTGTGTTCTTGACATCTTATGTCTTTCAATTACGTATTGTGCTTCATCCATATTGGCAGCATCAGGGTCAGGAAAAAAGTTCCATACTGAAACGTGATTTAATTGAGGAACAGTTTTAAAGATAGGATTATATTCACCTTCATCATCCCAATTAGGATATTCTTTATCTGCAGCAAAAGGTCCTTTCATTACACCTGTACCAAATAGAGCCATCTCAAAAGCTGTACTTCGTAAATGTTTAGATGCACTAGACTCTTCTAGTTGGTCATGTATTTTCTTTTGCATTTGTTTCGCTGCTACCATTGCAGGACTAAATGTAACTGATGAAGGAGTCTGTCCTACACCTTCTCTTAAACCATCTATGTCTTGTAGCTTCTCTGAAAGAGGTCCTAGCTTATCTTCTAGTGATTGGGCAGTAGCACCTGCTGGTAAGTCTTTACCATCACCAGTGAAGCCGTATGGGCTGCCTAGAGCAGGGTTGTCTTTTAATTGTTCAGGTTCTTTAGGGTCAAAGCTTACATCTCCTACAACACCTTCAGGTAATTCTGTAGGCTCTATGCTTATAGGAAACTTACCACCTGCAAATAATACATCAGCTATTTGACCATACGCAGCAAGAGTCTTAGTCTTTGTTACTTTAATAAATACACGTGACTTCTCAGCTTCAGTAAACTGAACATCTGAACCATATAAACCTCTATAATTTCTGTATGCTCTTAACCATCTTTCTTCATCGTTGTTTCTATAATCTTCTGACCTCTGATATTTCTCTGATACAAACTCTACCATACTAGTTACTTGTGCATCATCCACAATACTATCTTCGGTATCTTCCAATCCGATTGCTTTGTCTTCTATCATAATTTCTTCTTCAGCCATAGTGTTTTCCTTTAATATCCAAACGTAGAATCTGCTACAGGCATACTTCTTTTAGGAGCACCCATAGGGTCATAATCAAATATACTAAATCTTGGTCTTGACATTATCCCATATCTTAATGCATCATACAGATGGTCTTCAGAGTGTGTGTCTATATCTTCAGGATTCTTTTTATCAATAGGTAGTGCAGGTAACTGTGACGTTATATTTGTACAGGTATTAAAGAAAACTAGTCTAGGTTCTTCTGTATACTCATCTACCTGTAATCGTCTATGTATTTCATTCTTTCCTGATACACGACTACCTTTACTTCTATCTGAAGGTCTCCAACGACATCCCCTCATAATCATTTGTTCTGCTAGTGATGGTCCTGTGTCTCCTCGTTTGTGCCACAATGAACTATCTAATACCCCATACTTAATATTTCCATCGCCTGATTCTGCTTCTAATATCATATCTGCCAAATCTGTGGCAAGTACTTTGCTAACGTAAAGTTCTCTGTAGACAATAAGTTGTTCAGATGGTGATACAGCAAACCAAACAACACCAGACTTACTACCATAACCGTAATCGCAAGCTCTAAACTTAACCCAATTACTAGGAATCCTATAAGGCTCAACAGTATGGATGTTCCTATCAAACTCAGTAAAAGCAGCACCTTCCTTAATATCCCAATCGCCATCCAATAATTGCCTTCGTTGCTGTTCAGGTAACGATAGGAGCATGGCTTCGTAATCCCCTTGCTCTGCAAGATAAGGATTGTCTGATAATCGTGCAGGGATAAATCTCCTCTTGAATAACGGTCTGCCAGCTTTCTCATGTCCTGCTGGGTACTTAAGCACTTCTCCTGTTTCAATATCGGTAGCATCGTAGGGTCTTCCATAAGGTGATGGGTCAATAAACATTTTCTTTACCCAGTGATGACCTCTTCCACCCGGGTTAGTAGTTGCCCTCATATAGATAGGCAAATCAGGTGCAGTAGAACGAAGTCGTGACCTCATGTAATTCCAAGCATACGGAGTAGACCATTGTGTTAATTCATCAAACCCTATCCAACTAAATGCCAAACCTTGATAACGAAGTACATCATCATCACGGTCTAAGTATGACATCCATAACCTTGCACCTGATGGTGCAACCCATTGCATCTTTCTTTCTGACCATTTAATTCCCGGATATACTTTAGGATATATCTCTTGAGATTTAAATATAAGTTCTCTTAATTCTTCTGTCGTGTGTCGTAATAATAATCCACTAAAGGATGGATGACCCATGTAACGTAAAGGGTCTGCTAACATGGCATAACTCTTGCCACCACCTGCTGAACCACCATACAAAACTTCTCTTTCACTAGCAGCAAGAAACTCTGTTTGAGGACCTTCGTTAGGTTTAAAAATTACATTATGTAATTCTTCTACTGTCTCAACTTTATCTGAAACTTGTATACTAGGTGCTGATACCTGTTGCTTCTTTTTGCTTGACTGCACCTGTTCTTGCTTCTTCGATTTCCTTCGCTTTAATCCTTGCCTTTTCTGCATAGTCTGCCCACTTGCGTAAGCTTCTAGCCTTGTTTTTACGGTGTTGCTCATTATTTAATCTTTTTCTTAAACCTACGTGTGAAATATATCTATCTGTTTGTTTACTTAACCAATTAGCTACTTCACGATAAGAGTACTGATTTATATATTTACGAGCCATCTCTAATTTATCTAGCTCATTTTGTATAGGGTCTAGTATATATGAATCATCTTCATTTAACTTATAACCAAAAGGAACAGTTCTTGCTATACGTGGTATTTGTATCCACTCGGAATCTTCTTTTATATCTGTTGGTTGTGGTAACTTCCAACTACCTATAGACCTAACTGTCATCTTCTATTACTTGTTTGGGTGGCATAAGAACAACTCCACCTGTTGCTTCTACTTGCATCTTTTCAGTTTTAACTAAACCTGTTCTATCTAGCAACTCTTTCGCTGCCGCCATTTTATCTCGAATACCTAATTCTGTAGGGTCAAACAAACCACCTACCATAGCCATTGCAGCTTTAGGTGCGTTCCTACTCATATACATTTGAGTAGCTTCCATGATTTCATCTTTCAAAGACTTAACTACTTCTGATGTATTTGAGTTATCAGAGTATCCTGCTAATTTTTTAGCTATAGTAACATCCCCACCTGCTTCATCAAATAAAACAGATAAAAACTTTTGTTGTCTTTCAGTTAGTTCTCTACTCATATTGGAACACTTTCTCTTACAAATTGTCTATCAACGATTGCTATTAAACGTTTGGCTCTGTTAGGTGTTTGCCTAAACCAATTACTGTTTTCCATCTCGTCTGCCATTCTTTCCCAGTCCAAATCTTCTACGGCAGCAATCATATTTTTAAATTTAGATAGCCTTGGTCTACCTAATTGAAAACACATATTCGCTAATACATGTTGTATATCGTCAGGTAGGTCGTTAAATTGAGAGAACAGTAAGTTACAATCTTTTATAGTTGTTTTAATGTCACTCTCAAACCAATC